CGGCGAACTCCATGGCCCGCTCGGGAGGCATGTACATGCCGCTCGCTACCTTCAACAGGTAAGCGAGGTGACGCTGGTCCAGGTTGTCCTTGCGGGCGATGTTGGCGAGGTCTAAGGCGACCGCCGTTACCTGCTCTTCGATGGTGTTGAAGGCGGGCTTGGACTTCTTGGGCGCGGCCTCCACCTCGCCACCTTCGGCAAGAGCTATGGGCTCTTGAGGTTCAACCATAGGCTCAACTACGGGTTCCGCCTCTCCACCATCTGCATTTGCCAATACTTCGCTCACGCTCTTGGGTTGCACTAGATCAGCCCTTGGTTCAGCAGGCATAGGCGGGCTCTCAGCAAAATATTGCTCATGGTCAAACCTTGGCGAACTTAGATCGGTCTCGATCTGACGCATAAGCGAGGCGAGGGGACTAGACGGCATATGGGTTCACCTTCGGTCTATCGTCGCGGGTGCGGGGCTCGGGAGGCTCGGGCCGGGTGACGCGGATCATATCACGATCAGCGAGATAGCGCAGCCCCTGCACCCCGGCGTCCATCATGTCGTCGTGCGGGATCGACCCCTCGCCGCTGAACGTGCAGAGCTGCTCGATCAAGGGCTGCGCCCAGCTCTTCGGCTGCCCGAGCATCTTGTCGCTCTCGACCACCCAGACGCGACCGGCTGCGAACAGGGGGGAGACGGCGTGCAGGCGGTCGAGCTTGCGAGCCCGGCCAGGGTTGTAGGGCGCCGAGATGATGCCCTCCCGAGCCAGCGTCTGGCGCAGGCTGATCCCCGAGCCCTTGTCTTCGATCAGGAGCACGTCGGGGGTGCGGCCCGAGTTCTCCATGTGGCTCGGCCCGAACATGGGCTTCATGAGCGACTTCTCTCGAGGCGCGTACTCGGCCTTGAACTCGGTCTTCACCCGGCGAATCAGGTCGGGGAAGCCCAGCCGGTCCTGCCAACAGTCGAGCAGGATGATGTCGCGGCGCTCCTTCCCCCGGCTGTAGACGCCCCAGACGGCGCAGGCCGAGTAGTCTGGATCACCCCGCGTCGTCGAGCCCGTCTCCTCCGTGAATGCCGTGTCGAGGCTCATCACGATGAACTCGAGCTCCGGCAGGGGCTCGTCGTGCGGCCAGAGCTTGATCCACGACCGCTTGATCACGCCCATCTCTTCGGGGTTGATCACCTCGGCATAGATCTCTTGGCGCCCGATGGTGGTGCCCTCATAGCGCAGGATCTGATCGCGGAACGTCGGCGCCAAATTCGCGAGGTTCTCATAAGTCGAGGCGCGCGTGATTCGCACGTCCTTGCCCTCACGGGCGAGCAAGTTGCGGATGATCGTGTTGGGCTTCGGGGTGGTGGTGCAGATCAACCTGGGGCGCTCACCGAGGCGCATGCCGAACATCAGCAGGTCGAAGGCCTCGTCGGCCCGCTGCCACGCAGCCAGCTCGTCCAGCCACCCGCCATGGAACTGTGGGCCACGGAAACGCTCAGGCTTCTCGGCGGTGATCCCCTTGATCGTGCTGCCGTTGATCATCTTGATCTCGACCTCAGACCTGTTGTACGTCTCGATCAGGCTTGGCGGGATGCAGTTGATCAGGCCCGACTCGCCCTCGAAGCAGACGCCGGTCAGATCCCCGTAGGTGGGCGCCGAGACGAGCCATCGGGTGCCTGGCTGCAAGGCCGCCCACTCCCCGAGCACCTCAGCCGCCGCGCGGGTCTTGCCCGCGCCACGGCCAGCGAGGAGCAGCCAGATCGTCCAGTCCAGCTCTTCGGGGGGCACCTGGTGCGGCAGCCGCTTCATCATCCATCCCAGACGCCAGTCCGCAATGGTGCGCTCGGTCGGCGACAGTCTTAGCCAGGCCTGCTGGAGGTCATCCATTCTTCGCCTGTTCAGCCATCTTTAGAAAGTTAAACAGATTGTCGGTCGGTTCATGCTTGATCTCAATATCTGCTTTAATTGTTTCACGCCAACCCGCGCGAGTCTTCATCCAGAAGATTGCGGCTGCTACGCTGCCTGTCCCCTTGCTGGTGGCAATAGAGAAAAGGTTTTGAGCCACCTGCGCGTTCATTAACGACTCGGCGGTTTCCAGCTCTTGACTATAATACTTGCGCAGCGTCTCGTCAGATATGCCAACGACCTTGGCTATTTGATCATGCGTCAGGCCAATACCGGCCATGACGGTAATTTGCTTGCGGTCCTTTTCGGTCGGCTCATGCGGTTTGCGGGGCATTTTTCATCTCATCAAAGGTTTTGCCAGTGGCTTCGTGGACAGCCTTCTGGCCGGTGAAGTCTTGCCAGCGGGTGATAATAACATCGCAGTACTTAGGGTCCAACTCCATAAGGCGGGAGTAGCGCCCGTTCTTTTCGGCGGCAATCATAGTGGTGCCGGAGCCGCCGAAGCTATCGAGGACAATATCGCCGCCCTTGGTGTTGTTGAGGAGTTGATATTCGAACAGCGCGACCGGCTTCATGGTTGGGTGTTCGCCGTTGCGGGACGGCTTGTCGAACTCGAGGATGGTGGTCTGCTTGCGGTCGGTGGCCCAGAGGTGGCCTGCGCCTTCCTTCCAGCCGTACAGGCACGGCTCGTGCTTCCAATGGTAGTCCTGCCGCCCCATGACCAGCGAAGACTTCTTCCAAATCAAACACTGGCGGACAACCCAACCCGCGTCCTTTGCCGCGCCCCGAAAGTTGTAGCCCTCCGAGTCGGCATGCCAGATGTAAAAGACGGCGCCCGGCTTCATGACTGCGTCTGCGGCGACATATGAGTCGCGAAGGAACTGGCGAAACTGATCGTCGCCCATGCTATCGTTTTGGATCGTCAGCTTTTCTTTGGTTCCGCCTTCATACGCCACGTTATAAGGCGGATCGGTCAGCCACATATCAACACGCTGCCCGGCGGCCAGCTTCTCAAGCTCTGCAATGCTGGTTGAATCGCCGCACATCAGTCGATGGTTCCCCATCACCCAAACGTCGCCAAGCACAGTCACGGGCTCGGCAGGCGGCTCAGGCACGGCGTCCGGATCGGTTAATCCATCGGTAGGGTCGGCCAGCAGATCGCCCAGCAGCTTGTCGTCAAACCCAATCAGACTCAGGTCAAACCCCTCCAGGTTGAGGTCACCCACCTCGACCTTGAGCAAGTCCATATCCCAACCGGCGTTGAGCGCCAGTTGGTTGTCTGCCAGCACGTAAGCCTTCTTCTGCGCCTCGGACCAGCCGGTCGCCACCATGACGGGCACGTCGGACAGGCCGAGCTTCCGGGCCGCCATGACGCGCCCGTGGCCAGCAATGATGCTTCCGGCCTCGTCGATCAGGATCGGCGTCGTCCAGCCCCACTCTTTCACTGAAGCGGCGATCTGCGCGACCTGCGCATCCGAGTGGGTGCGAGCGTTGCGTGCATATGGAATGAGGTCAGCGACTGCGCGCCGCTCGACCTTATCGGCAGGCCAGCTCTTTATACTGCCAACTTTCGCCATCACAGCGCCGCCATGTAGGTTGCGACGAGCAGCTCAAGGCGTTCGCGCTCGTCATGCGGCATCTTACGCAATGCAAGGACTTTTTTCAATATCTTGGGCTCGAACCCCTCGCCTTTGGCCTCTTTCATGATTTCCTTGATGTCATCAACAATGGCCTGCTTTTCCTCTTCCATGCGCTCGAGGCGCTCGACGATGGTCTTGAGCCTGTTGTTTGTCATGTCCATGTGCCTGGTCTCCGTTGGTTAGGCGCCGCACCCTAGCACATAAAATAATTCAGAAAAGACGAAAAAAGTGCTTGTGTTTGTCTGGGAAGGGAGTAGGATACCTACATCAACCAACGGAGACCAAGCCAATGACTAAGCAGATGGACGCCACCGCAGTCGCCCAGATCCGCAGCGAGATGGACAAGGCGAAGACCGCTAAGGGCGCCCGCAAGGCGATGGCGAAGCTGGCTCTGACCCGCAACAACCTGACCGACTGCGGTCGTGCAGAATGGCAAAAAGAACTCGTCTGATCATCAACCAACGGAGACCAACATGTTCATCGAAATCCACGACTACCTCGCCCAGAAGCGCCAAGACGCCCGCGACGCTTACGACTACGCCCGCAGCATCGGCACCCCTGAGCCCACTAAGGCTGACATCGACATGTTCCTTGAGCTGACCAACGGCAACGTGTTCAGCATCACGCAGGAAGAGCGCGACCAGATCGTCTTCGACATCATCAACGCCAAGTAAGGAACCCAAACCATGTATTACCTGATCGACAACGATTCCGACCTTTCCTTTGCCCAGCAGATCGCTATCGCCGACACATTCTGCTGGCTGTCTCAAGCCAAGCAGCAGGCTGAGCGCCGCACCGACAACACCGGCCATAGCTGGGCGGTAGTCAAGATCGACGAGGTTTACACCACCCAGACCCTCGACGAGGCAATGGGCGACGATAAATAACACGAAAAAAGTGCTTGCATCCCCCACCAACGTCTGTATGGTGGGGGTGTCAAACAAACCAAACGGAGCTAACCAAATGACCAGCAACATCAACTCCCTCGCCGACCGCTACGCCGCCATCAAGGCCGAGATCGACGGCATGAACCGCCTCCTCGACGAGGTGAAGGCCGAGATCAAGGCGACCGGCATGGCCGAGATCGTCGGCGAGAACAGCATCGTGACAGTGACGCTTTCGGAGCCCGTGCGCTTCGATGCCACCGCAGCCAAGTCCTTCCTCACCGCAGACCAGATCGCAACCTGCATGAAGGTGGGCGAGCTGGTGACCACCATCCGCGTCAAGTCAGCCAAGAAAGCAAAGGTGCTCGCATGAAGATGCAATCAGACATGAAGGCGGGCGACCGCCGCTACATCAAGATCCGCATAGAGGCCCAGAGCCTCTATGACGCCTGTCTTCTCGCTTACTATGCGGCAGACGAGGCTGACCGGCGCCACCACCACCAGATGGCTGAGGAAGCCCTCTACCAGCTCCGCGAGAAGCTGAAGGAGAACAAGCTATGATCGTGCAGTTTTATCGCCATGGAGTAATCATTGGGTGGATCCAGCCTCGCGCATCGGGGGGCTGGAGAGCCCTCACGGTGTCCGGGGTGCTGTCCCACCACCTGACCGAGGATCTGGCCAAGGAGGCCCTGATATGCTGATAGACATCGCCGTGTGCGTGGGCCTTTTGGTCTGCGTCGTGCTGTGGTTTTGGTCTTGGATATTCAAGGGTCGGGATGCCGACCCATACGAAGACCCGAAGAACTGGGGCGACCAATGAAGGATCTGAAAAACTTCCTGAAGTCGCATCAAATCCGTCACACAGATTTGGCATTCATGACAGGCTGTACCATTCGGGCAGTCGGAACATGGGTATCGGGCGAGCGCCCGGTGCCAAGGGCGGTCGAGTTGTTGCTCCTCGCATTGGATGAGGGCAAGATCGACGAGAGGTGGCTGGCGAGTAAACTTTCACATCACATCAACAGGAGCGTGGCATGACGAAGGAAGAATTTCGGGCCTCGGTTGAGGCGCTGTTGGACACCCTGAACATTAGCATCAACGCCCTGCTCGACGAAGAGCATGAGACCATCGAGGGCGACGCCTCGTTCCCCATCGTGTGGAACATCGGCGACGAGCCCGACGACGGTGAAGGCGGCGCCCCTGTGGACAACCCGCTGATCATGCGCGTGCATTCCGCTGACGAGTTCGACGAGCCGAACGCCCGCTATGAGATCAACTTGAGCGACGCCGTTGACACGCTGCTCTGGCACCTCGACGACGAGGCCGCCCCGATGATTGAGAAGGTCCGCGACGCCTTGGTGTCCCTCGCCGAGCGCATTACCGAGAAGCTGGACGAGCACTATAGCGATTAAACCGCTTTAGAAGCCCGCCGACAGGAATTGAGGCTCG